TTTACCTTGTAATAAAGATTGAGTAATAGCATGGAAACTTTCCATATCACCCATTACCATATCACGATAGCGTTTAGCAGAATCTAATGAAGTAAATTTATTCACTTCACCTGCTAAAGTTTTATATGGAGTTTTATAAGAATAATATTCTTTTAATTTACCGGCAGCATCATCTTTCTCCATTTGATGAATCATTTCATTCAATGCAGAAAGTTTATTAACCTGAGTATTATAGAATCTTTGTAATCTACCAATAGACTGGAATTGTGTACCTGTTTTCTTAGCATTCAAGTAATCAGTTACATAATCTAATAAACCAAGTTTATAGTTCTTAGCATATGAACCAACACCTTGTGAACCAAAGAATTTTTGTAAGAAGATATCATCTGCTGAGAAGTCAGCAGTAGATTCTGATGGAGTCCATTTATTGATTTCTTGATGTAATACTTTAAATGGAGAGTTATCACCAAAGTCTTTACTAATAGAATGCAAGCTTTCTTGCATTTGGTTTAATAGACCTTTAATACCATTAAGCTTTTCATGTGTACTAGCTTTAGTATCTTTTAGTGTTTGAATAGCGGTAAGAGCATCACCATAACGTTTATAAGCTTCTTCTTCTGTAATCTTGCCATCTTTTAAATCTTTGTCGATTTGTTTGAAATGGTTTGATACAGAGTTATATACCTCTGGGTAATCTTCTTTGTTTTTACCGTCAAGGAAAGATACTTCTCTAGGAATATCTTTAATAACTTCAGAATTTGCATTCTCTTCTGTAGATAGCATTGCATATAATGGAGAACTTACAAGCTTTTGGAAACCTTCATCTTTTGAAGCAATTTCATTTACTTTATTAATAGCAGCTTGTTTTTGTTCATCTGTAGTATTAGGGTCAGCATTTACTGCATGCATTTCACCAATAGCAGTATAGAGTTCATTATTATAATCTGCTAAATCTTTTACAGCACCTGTACTAACTTCTACTTGAAATTGTTCATATGCATCTTTTAATGCAGTATAAGCTTCTACTTCTTCTGTAGATAATTTATCTGGATTCTCTAAAGCTTTACGTGCATTAGCATAACCTTGATAAAGAGCATGGATAGTTTGTGTATAATTCTCTTTTCCATGACTATCAATTACTTCTTTTAATACAGAACTAGAGTTAGCTAAATTATCAATAGCACTCTTATAAGCGGAACCAAGATTAGATTCATCAAAGTCTTTTCCAAGTACACCTTTTTGACCAGCAACAGTATTACCATCTTCATCTTTATAAGATGATGTACCAAATAGAGATTGGTTCTCTTTAGCTTCAGCCTCTACCTGTTTAGCTTGCATCTTAGCAGTAGATTTTTCAGCAGATTGTGCAATTTTATTTCCAGCAACTTTTGCTAATTTTTTAGCACCAGCTCCAATAAGTTCAGGACTATTAGTAAGAGTGGTTGTAGCACCTCCAGTAATTGCACCATATAAACCAGATGACAATACATCTCGTGATTCATCAACAGCTTTGTAACCTAATGCATTATTGATAGCTAGATTAGAATATAGTTTAGATGAAGCTTCTTCACCAAACTCTTGTGCAGCATTTGAACCAACAGAAATACCGAATGATTTAGCACGTTCTTTAATAGTTGCTAAAGATTTACCTTTAAATAGTCTATCAAATAGCTTACGTTCAGCATTAGAGAATGCAGCACCTAATGTAGCAGAAGAGAAGAATGCACGAAGCATAGCTTCTTCACCAGCTTTATTTGCTAGTACTTGTTTAGCATCATCTACAGTGATATCAGGATTCTCTTTCTGTAAATCTTTAAAGCCTTTAGATTCTTTAAATGATTTATCATCTTGGTTCAAGATAAATGAAGCTGCATCACTATAAGCAGGTACACCATTTTGAGCACCAGAGCTTACAGTTTCCCAACCAGTAATAATTTTACCGGAATGCTTTTGAGATTTACGTGTGAATACTGCATCAATATTTTTCTTAGCAACTTCCTGAGCTTTAGCAAATTCTGGAGTAGCTTTAATAACATCTTCGGTAAGCTCAGTTTTAGCTTTTTGTTCTGCAATATATTTAGCTTCTTCTTTAGCAAGATTAGATTTAATCTTATCTTTAGAAACAGCTTTTGCTACAGCTTTAGCACCTGAAGTGATACCTTTTGCTACACCAAGAGTTGCAATAGTACTTGGAACTTCTTGAGCAATTTCTTTAGTAACTTGATAACCATCTGACAATACGTCTTTAACTTTAGATAATTCTCTGCCAACAGTATCTTGATTAACTTCTGAACCACGAAGACCATTAATTTTCTGTTGAGCAATCTTTTTATCGTATTCCCAATCAGTAAGTTCTTGTCTTGCAGCAGTAGATTCATCAGATAAACGAGCAGCAGTATCTCTGTACTCATCACTAAGGTTATTTAATTTATTAGATAAGCCTTCTGTAATAGCTTTAGTCTTCTCACTTTCAGATGAACCAGTAAGAGATTTAGCAGTATAGTTAGCCCAGTCTAATAAAGCAGCTTCTTCACCTGCTGCACCTAAACCAATAGAAGCAGCATTACCAAATACAGATGCAGCACTATCACTGTACAAACCAGTTTTAGCTAATTGGTTTGCAGCATAACCTTGTTGGCTTAGAATATAATCTCTAAGTTCTGGTTTACCTGCATATAACTCAATAACTTCATTTCGGCTAAGATTATGAATAGCATTTTCTAAATCTTCATCAAAGAAACTAACTTTGTTTAATGGGTCAGATTTAGAAGCAATATGGTTCTGAATACGTTCCAAGCTATCTTTATTTTTAATCTCAGTTTGTAACTGTCTATTTTGTTTAACTTGATTTTCATCTGCACCAGACGCAATAAGAAGCTCATCACGCTTCTCAGCATCTTGAGCTAACTTATCCCCTAGGATAGCTTTATTTCTTTCTGTAGCTTCTTCTAAGGACGCTTTACGCTGTTCATATGCAGTAGGTGCTGTTGGAGTAATAGCTCGTTGATTTGCAATACCAAGACTTGTCCATAGATTACTATCAAATTGAACAGGCTCTAAAGCCTGTTCTCTTTCTGCAATAGCATCTGACGTATCAGTAATGCTCCCCATATTATTCCAGTTAATAAATCCAGCCATAAGCTTCTCCATTAATTAATAGATTTGAGTTTAGATTCAAGGTCTGAAGTTAGTAAATCTTTATCTTTCAGTTCTTTACGTAATCTATCTGCTTCTTTCTTTAAGGTAGCAGTATTTACTTTACTTTGAATCAATGTTTTAAGTCTTTCTGCCGATAATTCTAACAGAGTTTTTCTGATTTCATCTAACTCTTTTTCATCTAAATCTCTAGGAACTTCATTACCTAAAGCTACATAAGCTTTAATTTGAGTAGCAGTATCCAAAGTACCCTCTTCCAATAAAGCTTTTAATGTATCTGCTGGAAATCTTTCTGCAGCATCATTGATAGCAGTATTAGTTTCTGCAATCTCAGCTTTCTGTTTTAAATCTTCTACTGCTTGTTTAGCTTTAATTTCAGAATCTACTTTACGACTAATAGCATGTTTGGATTCTACATACTCTTTGCCATAAGCATTGTGGTCAGATGCATCAATAGAAGCTGCTTGACCAATAGGAATTAGCATGTCTAATCCATTAACTTTATTGTCATTTACTTTAGTAACATCTTCTACTTGACGGCGAAGGTCATTAAGAAGATTAGGGTCTTTATCTACATTTCGAATTAAATCATCAATAGCACCATATTCATTAACTTCAAACGGATTGAGTATACCTTTAGCTTCACGAGTACCATTTGATGTAACACTATTGATAATACGCATTACTTCTTTTGGCTCAAATCTATCTAAAAGCTTAACTGCACGTTCTTGTAAATCATTACCGTCAAACCAACCCTGTTTAGCATATTTATCTTGTTTAAGGGCTTCAATAACATCGTCTTTAGTTTGATATTTAGCATCATCTTTTGAATACTCACTATCAGTTAGAGCATACTTAAGAATATTTCTTACTGGGTCAATATCATTTGGATTATTAGTATGCTTGATACCAAAAATATCATTTAAAGCTACTTGGTGTTCTTGGTTAAGGGCTTCTTTACGTGAAGCCATTTTTCTTTTCCAATCTGCTAAACCTACTTGTGTTGTAGGAAGAGTAACAGGTTGAATATTACTACCAGTTTGTTTATTGTAAGCTTTAATACTATCATTAAGATGAGCTTCTAATAATGCTAGATTTTTCTTACCATCCGCAGAATTAATATCAATATCACCATTAATTAACTTATTATAAGTAGGCTGTAATGCTGGAGGAATAGTACTTCCAGTACGTTCAGTAAAGCCAGCATCAGCAAGAGTACCTTTAAACTCTTCTTCTGTTTTTGGTTTATTAGATTGTGCTTTAGGGTTTGTAGCTATTTGAGCTGCACGTTCTGCAACACTTGTTACACTATTAGGAACTTCTTGGTTCAAGGCTTGTTGAGCTGATACAGCTTCTTGAGTAGGTTGTACTGAAGCTGTTGGTTCAACTGAACCAGAACCTATAGATGGAGCAATATCAGTAGGAAGCTTTGGTGCATACTTACCACCATTAACAATTTTACTTGAACCAAACATATCAAGTTGAGATTGTAATAAATTAGTAGTTTGACCTAATGCTTCAATGTTACCTAGTAATTTAAGGTAAGTAGGGTCTTTCGATAAAAGAGCTTTTGATACTTCAGTTTTACCGTTATTAGCGTAAAAGTCATTTTCATATTTTTGAGCTTCGGCTTGTGCTTTTTGAAATTCAAGTTGTGAATTAGCAAACTTACCGGCAGTATCTGCATACTTAAGGTTAAAGTCTTTATTATTCTCTTGAGCTTTGTAAACACTATTTACTAAATCAGATTTTTGTTTATTACTAAAGTTACTATTATTTAGTTTAGCTTGAGCACCTTCAACGTTACCAGTAAGAATATCATTCTGAATCTCAGACATAAGTGCTTTTTGTTCTGGTGAATAGTCTAATAAACTATCTTTAGCAGAAGCACGTTTTTCAGTATCAGTTGCCCATGTAGCTTTTGCTTCATTTAATGCTGCTAAATCTACTTGTCCACCAAATTGATTAAGAGCATTTTGAGCATTACCAATTCCTTGTGCTTGTAATTGGTTCATTGCATCTAAACTATCTGCATCATGCATTTTGCTAATAATTTGTTGTGTATTCTGGTTACGATTCCATTTTGCAGTTTCGTCAGAACGTTTTTGTAATTTATCAGTAAAGTCTTCTACATTTGAACCAATACCAAAAAGAGTTCTAACGTAGTTATTTACTGCACTATTTGCATTTGATGCTGCACCATTTAAAGCAGAACCATCTACATTTGACCATTTAATTTCAGCCATACTAACCTCTATTATTTAAATAATTAGCCCATCCACCAAGTTGAGCTTCTCTACCACGAACGTTTGCATAAACTTCGTTAGCTTTATTACGCCATAAATTAGCAAATTCAGTAGCACTCATATTAGCTCTACCACCATTGGCTTCAATAACATTTTTATTAATCCAAGCTACATCTTTATTCTTCCATTGAGAAGTTTTCTTTAAAGCTTCTGCTGCAGACAAGTTAGGATTTTTTAATAGAGCTGTTGCTCCGCCTAAACCTTGTTGATGGAATAAATATGCATTACCTACATCAAATGTAATACCTTGTTTACGGGCATATGCTTCGTTTGCTTTGTATAATTTTAAAGCTTCACGAGTATTGTACTCTGGGTCAGCCCATTTACTATGCTGAGACTTACTGATTTGATGTAAACCACCATATGCACTATTTGCTGCATTAGGGTCAAACTTAGACTCAATATATGTCATAGACAATAATGTATTAGGGTCTACACCTTGAGCCTGAGCTTCTCTAACAATCATTGGAGCATATTTATTAAAATTATCCCCATAGAGTGCAGAATATTTACCTTTGTTTGGAGTACCTGCTACTACATTAGAAATAGATGATGCTACAGATGATGGAGATACTTCTTGTGTAGGACGGGATAATACATCTTGTTTATTTGATGCAAGAGCACCTAATGTACTTGTTTGTTCTGTTGGTTCAATATCTAATGCAGATAAGGCAGCATTATTCTTTGCTGTATAATATTCTTCAGGGGTAACAAATCTACCCCCGAAACCTTGTGTAATATCTATTTGTTGTGGAGCGAGTTGTTTAGACTGAGCTAAAGCTGTTTCCATAACTGAACCAAATCCACCTTCAATAGGTTTCCACTCGATTGCCATTAGTAAGTTTCCTCTGCTTTTCTTGCATCGTATTCACGACCTAATGTACGTTTAGCTGAACCAGACATACCTACGAAACCTCTACCAGATTGTTGGTTTCTAAGGCTGTTATTAAACGATTTAGCTTGCATTTTATAGTTAGCTCGTTGTAAAGCTTTTTGCTCTTCAAATGCTTGTTGAGCAAGCTTAGTTTGTTTATGTTGTTGGTATGCACCCCATAAACCTAAACCTAAGTTAGCACCAAAACCAGCCCATTGTAGTCCTGTGCCACCAGCAAAAGTCTTATTACCAAATTGGTCAGTACCACCAAATCCAGTAGAACCATTTGCATTAATAGTACCGTTCTTTAATCCATTCTGGTATTGAAGTTTTAATGCATCATATGCTTGTTGGTTTTGGAAAGCGTTACCTAAAACAGCATTACCTTTATCATTTAAAGATAATTGATTTTGCTGTTGAAGGAAGTTCATCCAACCTGCATCATTAAAATCATTACCAATTTTTAAACCGTTATTACTTAATGCAGTAGATAGTGCCCCACCATTAAAATTGTTTTGGTAGTTATCACCAAAAGCCCCCCATAGATTTCCAAAACCATTATCTACAGAACGTGTACCATACGTACCAGTAGTAGTTAAAAATCCAGAAGGATTAAATCTATTTGCCCATAAATCCATAGTTACCTCTATGTTGTTTTATAAGGATTAACGAAACTAAAGTCAGGTGTCATTGCTACGTCTGTTGTAGCAGGGTCTACATTTAGTTTCATGTTGATAAAATTAGATAAATAATCGAATGTTGTCGAATAAGTATCCGGTGTAGTATTTGACATTAAGAATGACGTTGGGTCATACATTCTAAATCTGGTTCTCTGTGCTTCCAACACTGCCTTAACGTCATAAGATGCATTTTTAATTGTTTCTTGTAACTCTTCTAATTCACGCTGAGCTGCATTGTATCTTGCAGTTTCTTCTTCAGATTGGGTCTGAATAGCTTTCATTTTATCTGCATTATTAGAGTTAATCGCTTCAAGTCCTGCATTAGAAAGCATACCTAATGCTTTATATGCAGACATGCTTGTTAATTCTTTAGCTGCATTCGCTAAACCTTGCTGAATACCTTGAGCAAGAGTATCTGTAGTAACACCACTTGCAGCTTTAGCAAGAGTAGATAAATTAGTAGTAAAAGTATTAAGAGTTTCATTGATAGAACTCATTACAGAATCTATTACAGAACTAGTGCTTTTAACAACTTCCGAACTAACTTGTGTAGCAGTTTGTTTACCTACTTCTGAACCATAAGGTAAAACTGATTGTCCGTTAGGAATTTGCCCACCTAGATACATTGCAACAATTAAAATAATAATTGCAACAATCATAGCTACAATACCATTTAAACCTAACATTTTTAGTAAAGGAATTAATACATATTTTAATGCTAGTTGTACTACAAGTGAAATTGCTGCAGCAGTGATTAAAGCTTCAATAACTGCAATAGCTGCTGCACCTGCAGGAAGTGATGAAGTACCGGAAGGTAAAGATAGTACAAAAGCTACAACAGCAATAATTGCTTGAACCACATGCATTACAATCTTAACCCATTTAGCTTTACCTTTACTTTCTGTATGAGTAAAACCGTATAACAATGGAATACGTTGTGACATACGTTCAAGTTCTGCACCACCAACCCTACGAATAACATTATAATCTACCGGCATCACACCAAAATGGGACATACGAGTAATATAGTAATGTCGTTTACTGATACGATGTTTCATATCATAGGTAGCTTCAAAATCTTTCTTCTTAGGAACATATTTATTATGATTTCTAGCATACTGTAAACTTAAGTCAAACCATGCAGTAGCCCAATGAATCTTTTGAATCATCTTAGAATAGAAACATAAACCAGCTACAGCATAAACTTCAAGTTTACCATTATTACCTTCTTTACAGAAGAATGTATAGTTAAAGTCTTTGAACACAGTACCAATATCTAAATTTCTATCAAATGTTCCAGAAGTAGTATACTTCTGTCCACCAATGTTATGTTGAGTACCATTCTTAGAAGTATGATAAGTATCTTCTGCAAATTCTTTTGGAGGTTCAATAAGAGACTTCAACTCATCAATACTATTTATTGTGATTGGTTTACCACGTTTAATTTCTTTTAATCTGCGATAACGTTTAATCTTACGTAATGAACCATTCAATTCAATCTTACGAATATACATCCATGACATACCACCATAATCTAAACCTGACTGATTCTTCCATGTAAAATGCTTCATAGGAAGGTCATAGAGACTGGTTGCATTAGCTACTGCTACATTCCATTCAGCGAAGTCTCTTTCTTCACCATAGAGCCTGTATAAACGTTTAATCATATAGAACCAATACGCTTGAACTTCTGCAATGTTAGATGAGAAATTTACAGAGCACATAATAGAACGTTGTCTAGTATTTGTTGTACCATTCTGATAGTTTTTATCAGCAATCATACTAGATGCAATAGCTTCATAATCTAAACCAAGCATTTCAGCTAGATTATCAATATGTCTCTTAGTAGCACTTTCAGATAGTTCTTTAGCAGGGTTGTGTAACTTATTAAACTTAACCTTACGCTTTTGCGAAAGGTATCTATCTAATCGTCTCTGTAAAGCTCTAAGTGTGTATTGCTGACCATTATAAGTATAGAGTTTAGAACTATCTTTTCTATCTGATTTCTTATCCCTAGATTTTAATCTTGGATTAGATTGGTTTGGTTCATGGTCTATTTGATATTGTGTATCTTCAGCTTGTTTTTTCAAAGCTTCATCAATAATACGTTGAAGTTTTACAATCTCATCATTAGGACCAAGTTTAGGAACTAACCAAGTTTCTTCCCAAGCATCTTCACCAAAATCTTTTACAGGAAGATAGGGATATAACTTAAATACACTTGGGTCAGTTTTTGAAGATATCTCACCCGCTGAAATTCTTGATGGGTCTTTTCGACTATCCATAAAAAACTTTAATGCAGATGAATTAGTTAAACCGGATTCAGTCATATAAGCAAAGTTTTCTTTGTTATATGTAATCTCATAAGTTTCGGTAGTAATTACATAATCATAAGTATACTCTGGGTCACCACTACCAAAGTTATGTGTGTTTATCTTTTTAACTTCTGCATATCTACGATAAATCTTACGAGTATAGTTAATATTAATCTTAGATTCAGTATCTTGTTCTTTATCTAGTTCTTCTTCGGTTTTAGAATCCATATAAACAGAACCAGATTCACTATCACCAAATGGGTTATATGATTCTGCCCATTCTTTAAGAAGAACTTTATTACCAACAGTTTTAGGGTATCCACTAGGAATCTTTTCTTCAAAATAAATCTCACTAGATGTAGTAGAAGATTTATATTCTGGTTCAGAATAGTCCCAGTAAATTACACCAATACTAGGTTCAGGTAAGTCAGGCAAGTACAAGTATTCTCTTGGTTCAGATACAGTTCTAAGTACTGTTGCACCTTTATCAGTCATATTTACAGCAGTAGCTTCATACTGTTTACCATTATAAGTATCATTGAACTCATCAATACCGTAAGTATCTTTTACTCGTTGGTTCAAGTATGGACCAAGTTTATGGTATTCAGGTGTTGTAGATGCAATATAAGTATATGGCTTAGAACTTGGAATAAATATCTTAGCCATTTTCTTATCAAGCTTTGTACCTGCAGTATTACCGGTTAGAGTCTTTAAATTCCAATTCCAGAATCTATTACCAAATCTTGCTCGTGCATATTGGTAATATCTTCTAAGGTGTACACCTCTACCTTGTTGTAAAGCTTCTACAACACTTGAACCAATATCATCACCCTTTGCTACGGCTGCTGCTGCATAAGTAGCAATAGGGTCTGACATATAGTTACCATTGATTTCATCAGAATACTGAGTGAAATAGTGATAATACCTTGTAGTGCCTAACCCCATTAGTTACTCCTATTTATGGTTATTTGCTGATGTTTTGGTTGCAACTTTAGCATCCATTTCATCATCAGTAATATAGTCTGCATAACCATCTGGCATTGCAAATGTATCAATAGGCATATTAAACATTTTATGTGCTGCCCATGTCATCATACGGTCAATACCAAGTGCAGAGTATGAAGATGGAGCCATAGTAGCAATATCTGCTGTTTTCTTCGCAGCCCAACCTGATTGTGCTTGGTTCATAAACTTAATGAAACCATCACGTTCAAATCCTACAGCTTGTGCTTTGTTTACAGCAATCTGAGCACCCAATACACCGCCAACAGGTTTACCATCAATACGGTCATTATATTGAGCTTTAGCAGCTTTAATTTGCTCTTCTAACGCAGCTAATTGAGCATATGCTGCAGCAGTTTGTGCTTTAACCAATGCCAAACCTTCTTTCTCTTTTTCGAGTTGTTGTGCTTGGAGTTTAATAGCTGCTTTAGCTTGTACTTTTTGAACATCTGCTAACATTACCTGTTTAAGTTGTAATTGAGTTTGAGCATCAGTAAGTTTGGTATCTTCAACAAGTTTATTATTTGCAAGAGCTTGTTGGTCAAGTTGTAAAGTTTGTAATTGAGTAGCAATACCGGCTTGTTTAACTTGCTCTTGAAGAATATAAGCTTGTTCTTTAAGTTGCTCATTTTGAATTCTTTGTGCATCAGTTTGAGCCAAGATTAAATCAGTTTGAGCTTGGATTTGAGGATATTTTTCTTTTTCAAGTTCAGTCTGTACTTTCAATAATTCTACTTGTTTAAGTTGAGCTTCTAACTGAGCATATTGTAAACGTAACTGAATAGGTAACATTAACATATTAGCTTTAGCTTGTAATACTGCTACTGCGGCTTGTACAGCTTGAACTCTCATAGCATAAGATTGATTCAAGATATTAGCTTTCTCTAATGCATATTGTGCAGAAGTTTGTAAGCCTTGAACCAATAAAGTAGAGTACACATCTGCTACATCAGCTTTGGAAATAAGGTTTCTATTAGTCATCATTTCTAACTGGTTCATAACACTTGAACCAATGAAATCAAATACACCTGTACCGTCTACTTCTCTTGTAGTAAGGTCAGTGTTTTCTACTTTGACTAAAGGAATATCTAGGTCTTCTAAACCAAGCTTATCTAAAGCTTCTAGAATCTTTTTGAGTTCTTCATTTTCTGTAGCAACTTCAATATCAAGTTTTTTGAAAGGTGCATTCAAGTAAGCAGATAAGTCAGCATAATCTTCAATAGTACGAAGTGGATACTTATCACGATAATCCGTAATAGCTTTCTGTAACTTAGGATTGAGTAAATCAAAAATTTCAGTTTGTTTATATGCATCTGATAAAAATTGAACCAGTTGATGAGCATCAGGAATATTATCAATTTCGTCAGCAATCTTATTTACATCTTCAACTGTTTTCCATTTATACTTTGTACCATCTTCTGCATCAAAACCTAAATTCTTTACACTATCCGGAATATTAATATTTGGTACACATAACCAAATATTTTTACATGCTTGAGCAGAAGTAGCAAAACCTGAATCACCATCTACTATTCTGTCAAATTCATAACCTGCACCAATATGGTTACCTTCATTATCAAATGGCTTAATAGCTTTAGCACCTGCCATATTGATAAATCTATCAACTACAGCATCACCAGTAAGGTTATTGTTTGCAAATTCAGATACATCATATTGTTTACCAATACCGGTAATAGGTGTACCTAAAAACTTATTAAGGTCTGTCATATAATCTCCATTAAAAAAGCCTAGCTAATTTTTAAACTAACTAGGCTATTGTCACTAATCGTTTTCAGATTGTCCAGTATTGTTTACCGCTTGCTGTTCAGCTAATGCTTTTAATTCTTCTTCTGTTAATGGGGGAAGTTCTACAATATTAAAGCATGGTAAGTATTTTGGTTTGGACATATTATCAATATGCTGACGTAAACGAGGATGTCTTTCAGATTTACGATGAGCATACTTCATAGTTTTTAATACTTCTACTAAGATACGTTCTGCATGCCATACAGGAGCATTTAAAGGGATTACACGTCTAATTGGTGAGAAGTTAGCGTTACCTGCAGTTACAGTAATAGCAGTCCAGTCTTGTTTACTTGGGTCTAATACATTAATTTGGAAACGTACTAAAGCAGTAGCTTTGTCGATATTAGCTAATACTTCTGGAGCTAATTTCTCTAAGCTTTGACGACCTCTAGTACCACCTGAATTAGCAGCTTCTTGCTCTGCAATACGAGCTTGCACTAATTCTTTTAATTTCGCTGTAGTGATATTGTTTGCATAAGAAACACCACGAATATTCGCTTGTTCTTTCCAATAATCACGTTCGTTGATTTCCACTTCATCAGCAGATACGTTTACATTTGTTTGTTCAATAGACATATTGTCGTTCCTTCTATTCTGTTCTTCTAGGAAATAAGGGGTTCGAGTGAACCCCTATAAGTTAATCCAATATTACATTGGAGCTACAGTTTTGATAACACCGATACGTTCAGGACGTTTGAACATGATACCGTACCACCATTTAATAGATACGAAACCAATTTCACCGTATGGGTCTAACAAGCTGTAAGATTGATTTGGTTTTTGGTGATGAATTTGGAATTTGTTATTCACACCATTTGAACCATCGAATGAGATACAAGTAAATGCATCTGTACCAATACATAATGCTGGGTAAATGTTGTATTTACCATTTTCTTGTGCAAGACCGAATTGTGGGTCTGCTGCAGCACCTGCACCCATCCAACCTAACATACCTTCTACATAAACTACACGGAATTTGTCGATGATACCAACTTCATCTTCCATAAGTTTAGAGATACCTGCACCATATTGGTGAGCATGAATAAATGCTGGGTTACCAAAATGGTCTTTCATTTGTTCTAAGATATTAAGAACTTCAGGACCTACGAATAAAGTACGGTAAGTAGTTGCAGTACGAGTATCTAAGTTAGTTGAACCAAAGATATATTTGGTTTCACGTGGAGTTTGGTTATCGTCTAATGCACGAGATAAACGGCGAATCGCTTGATAAGAGATTAATGAAGTTTGGTCCATAGTATCATCAGAGATAGCATTACCTGAATATACGATAGTACCTGCACCGTTTAATAAGTCAGCTTGTAAGCAGTCTTCAGTTAATTGTTCTGCTGCTTCCATAGCTTTTTGATACATACGGGAAACAATTTGTGGGTCTGAATCGAAATTCTCTAAATCTTGAGAATATTCGAAGAAGAAACCAAATTTGTTAAATGTACCTTCAGTCCATGCACGTGAGAAACCAACACGGTTTACACGACCACCTTCTTCAGTTAATACAGGTAAAGCACCTAAGATTTTACCGATATCTTTTGAAGAACCATAGAAGTTACCGTTACGGATATGTACGCCACGTGCGTCAATACCTTGGTCGTTTAAGTTAGCATCGTGAAGTAAAGGAATATCTACTTCAGCACGAATACGTTGCCCTTGATTCTTCGGCATTGCGATAGTATCTGCTAATTTAGAGAATTTACGTTTTTTTACTAATGCTGGAATGATTTTCTTTGTATAGAAAATACGTTCATATTGTTGTGAACCAACAGAAGATTGTACTGGAGTACCACGTAGACCTTGTGGGTCATTGTATAAGTTAGCACGTGGTGAACCAATACTTGGAGCATGGGCATTAGCCATAGTGTTTACATCTGCTTGTGTTGCAGTGTCGATTGGAGAATTAACTGCCATAATTTGTTACCTTAAAAATTAATATTGTTAGCTTGTAAGTATTCTTCCCAACTGTTGTATTTAGCTAATTCATTTTCATCAGCATTTAACAACGCATCAATACCACTATAAGATTGTTGTCTTTGTGGAGCTTGAGTATTGTTAGGAATACCAGCACTAGACGGAGCTTTTGGAGCTGATTGTTTAGGTGCTTGGTTCTGAGCCAAGTTATTACCTACTACTTTTGGAGCACGGTAATTAGGCTCATACTTACTTGGATTTTGCTTTTGAAGTTGTTCTGCTACAAAACCATAAGCATCAATAGGCTTAATGTTTGCAGGAACTTTACCTAGTGCATATTCTTTTTCAAGAACAGCGAGTGTATCGTTCATTAAACCATTTTCAGCATGACGTTGTAAGTTATCTAGAATAACTGGATTAGTATAGATTTCATAGAAACTATCTTGGTCCAAATTCTTAACATAGCTTAATACACGCTGACCAGCTTCAGAACCTTGTAACTCTTGTGTCTTTTCATCAAATGCTACACGTTCATCAGTAGGTAAATAGTCTTTTTGTTGATACGGGGTTTCTTCTAAGTCAGGCAATTCATAAGTGTCGATTGACTGGTCTTTAAGGAATTTAGCAACTGCTGCTTTATCACCTTTAAGTAGGTCAATAGCGAAATTAATCTTGTCTGCTTCTAGTAAACCATTTTGTTCTAACGATTTTAAAATTTTTCGGTGTGGAGCTAGTTCACCCATCTTCTTGTGATAGTTCATACCGAATTGCATTAGTTTTCTAATGTCGTCAGGATTATCTACTTGTACATCCTGATGATTTGCTCTGAAACTTGCAGTAACAAGTTGTCTGAACTCTGCATCAGTAAGCTCAGTAGTTTCTTCAGTTGCTTCACCAGTTAGTTGTTCTGGTTCAGATTCTGAAGTTTTAGTAGTCTCTTCTGGAGCTTGGTTATCACTAGGTGTTTCTTCCTGTTCTTTAGGTTGTTCAGGTTGTACACCTTGTTGAGCCATAAACTCTTCAAAGGTATCTACATTTTCTAATTGTTCATCGGTAGCACTTGCTAGTACTGAACCAATGTCTAAATTATCTTGTACTTCTACAGGTTGATTCGTAGTATTTTCAGTAGTCATTATTAGACCTCAAATTCTTTTAATAGGTATCCGGAACGAGTCCAAGCATGGTCATTTGCTAACAGTGCTTTAAACTCATCAATGCGATTAAGCTTAGTAATGTTAAGACAATGTTCATTAGTAATGTAATTTTCATACTGTCTTATTTCATGAATAGCTCGTTCTACATTGTCGATTTGACTTTTAATACCTTTTAAGTAATCTTCACTAGAAGAGTCTTTATCCCGTTCATATCTATCTTTTAACTCAATAAGTTTAAGATGTAGATAGTTCTCTAAACTATCAATGGAATTAGCCCCACCATTAGCAATAAGATTATGTAACTCTACTTTATGCTTCACACTTTCACGTGTCAATAATGACACACTTTCAGGAAGTTTATACTCCGACATATTAACCTCTGTCAGTATCAGTATAAGCTGCAATTAACTCTTCATCAGAAGCTTTAATAAAAGATTTTGCATACATACCTTCTGAATCAAGTTGTTTAATAAATTGGTCAAATAAACCAATAGATTTAATACGGTCTACTGCAGACTGTTTAGTAATATCTGCAGTTGCTGTGGCTAGGTCTTCTTTTACAATACGTTGTAAGTACAAACCTTGATAATAATCACGGAATACTAATCTGAAATCTGGATTATCCATTAAACGCCATAATGCTTCAGCACGTTCTAAGATAAGTGCTTGGTTCTTACGTTCACGTTCAATTTGTTCAATTAGGTTATCTTCAACCATTTTATAGTCCTCTTATGTTAGTCTATTAGATTTGGTTCTGTACAGTATTGCCATCACCACGAATATAGTTACCTAAACCGTCTGCTTTGAATAATCCATCTGGAACAGCACCTAGCTCAGGATTTGGCAATTTTCTTAAATTATTCTGTGCTTGTCTAGCGTTTTCACGATTTTGTGCTCTTTGTGATAGCTTTTTTGGTTTTTTATCCTCTTTACTATCACCTTTAGCATCAGCCACAGCTTTTTTAGTATCGTTATCCATCTGAGCTTTTTGTAAGGCATTTTGTCCTTTAAGAAGTTCAGTAGCAATCTTACCTTTATTTTGTGCTTCTGCTTGAGCTTGAACAATCTCTCTTTGACGAGCGTGTTTAACACCTTCTTGTTGTTCCATAAAGTCAAGAGCTTTAAGGTCAGTATCAGCTTGAGTGTTACCAATTTGAGCATCAATAAACGCAGAACGTGCTTGATAGTATTCAGCTTCAGCTTGTTCTTTAGCAAGTTTAGCTTTTTCAATTTCAAGTTGTACTTGAGCCATTTCTTGTTGAATAGGGTCAGGTTGTGGTTCATAGTCTTTAAGAGCAGATACAAATGTATCTAAGTTATATAATTGACCAATCTCCATCAACATAAGCTTACGTAATCCCCAGTCTGCAGATTCACCTAATGTTTGAGCCATGAAAGTAAGTTGTTGTGCTTTACCTTCTGATTCACTATTAGATTTAATTTTAACTGCTAAATGGAAATCACCTTTTAAATCTTCTCTACGAATAGTAACAAATTGGAATTGAGTAAGTGAGATAACTTCTTCTTCATCTAACCATTCCATATTCATAGCAAGAATCTTATTACCAACTTTCTCTAAACCTTTAGAGATACGGAACATGATATCACCTTCACGTTGGTTAATCGCTGTTACCGCTTGGCTCATACCGGCAGCTACTTGCCCATAGGCATTACCATCAATACCACCACTAAATGATTTAACCCCTGTAATCGCTTCTGCTTCTGCATATTGCATTTGTTGGAAAGCCAACATAGATTGAGGTAATTCATTTGCAGTATGCATATAAATAGCATCTGCAGGATGAGCTACTGGATTATATTCATAATCTTCACCACGATTGAATCTTTGTTTATTTACAATATCCAAGAATCCTTTAGGCATTGCTACTTGTCCATTAGCAGAACGAGCATTAATGTCTACCATAGCTCTTGTTAAAGCTTGAGAGATTTGTTGGTTATCTTGGATTAATTCACTATCTGGTTCACCATATACAGATTCTTTTACTGGTAAATATGGGATAACTACGAAAGGTAATTCGTTATCAGGGAATGGATTTCTTTCCAGTTTAATAAACTTACCGTCAGCAATAGTCGCACAAATAGCTTGAGCAATACCTGTTCCATCAATGTCCCAGTATCCCCAATACTCATATACTGTAATTTGTTTACGAGCTTCATCTTTAAATTTAAAACTTTTTTCAATATTCTGATTGTTATCTAACAAGTCAGAAAATACTTCATTAGGAAGAGCAGCAAGAGTATTAATATCACCTAAATCTACAGGTGAGTCTGCATCAAGAGATTTCAAGTTATTATAAGTATTTGGTGATTTCTGGTTCATCATACGAAGAGTAGATAAATCAGTTTGGTATTTATATACAACAAACTTAGCTTTACTAAAATCACCTTCACATGTAGGGTCAATAACTAAGTCTGCAGTATTAATAACTTTAACAGAAGGTCTGTTTTTAGTAGATACTACTTCAGAAATAATTTGAGTTTGTCCCGTATCTTGTGCAATAACTGGCATACCATATTCATAAGTTGCTCTTAAGCTTTCTTGTAAATCCGGTGGAGCATTTTTAAATACTTCTGTTTCAGCACTATCAGTAATACCAGTCTGTTGTTGTTCTTGGTTAATCTGTTCTAATGCTTGCATGATAAGCATAGTACCTTGCTCATCTGCTTCAATATATTCGTATACAGGAATTTCTCTTTCTTTGGTTTGTTGTTCTACTTCCCAACCTACACGAACAATAGCAGTACCTTCATTTACCATTGTACGAACCAATGTATTAATAAAATGTACTTTATCAATAAGAGTATTAAATTGGTAATTTAGAACTAGAGTATTCTGGAAAGATGCATCTATAAATTTAGGACTAGATGCTGTAACTTGGAATAGGTTACGTTCGTTTAAGATAGCACTTGCTAATGCACTATATCGCCACTCTGCAAGTTTACGAGCCATGCGAGATGTAACACCACTTCTACCTGATTTGATTTTAGATTTATCGGTAATTGGATTTAACAGATTGAGCCAGTTCTGAATACGACTAATATGATACTTATGTGAAGGGAGTGCTTGTTTATAATCCCCCATAAGGTCTTCAACTTTAGGTTCTTTTTTCCAGTTAGTTAGCTTTTCTGCAGTTCTACCAGACAATACAGATATTAACTGTTGAACCTTGTCTGTAGTGCTACTTTCAATATTTGTATTATCTTGCATAAAAATCCTTAGAAGGATAGCCCTATTGCTAGGGCTATATTAGATATTAAAGGTGGTTGCCATTAGTCTGATTATTAAGACCATCAGCACCTTCTGCAGGTGCTGGAGCTGCTAGAGTTTCCGCAGCAAGTTTTTCAACAGGTTTTTCTGCTTTATCTTCCTTATCTGCTTTATCCGCTTTGTCAGCCTTATCAGCTTTCTCAGCTTTTTTACCACGAGGTTTACGACCTGAATTTTCACCATCAGATACTTCTGATAATGGAACTTCTTCAGCTTCAGTACCATTTACTGCTACAGGTTGAGTAGCTTCAGCATCAGCTTTAATAGTAGAAGTTACTACAGGACGTTCATTAGGTTCATCGAATGCAGTATCTTCAACTTTAACATCATGAGTAACTACAGTATGAGCTTGTTTAACTGTTACAGTACTACGGTCAGAATCAGAGATAGTTTCTACTACACCGATTAAACGACCATCACAAGGATTGCCATCTACTAATTGGTAAGCTGGGTCTTTGTATTCTGGTTTAAATACTTTAACAGGTTCTTCCACAACAAATGCACCAGTAACTGGTACAACCATTTTAGGATGAGGACACACTGCATTTTGACGTAAAGGGGTAGCAGCGATATCAGAGAATGATTTGCCTTTATAAGCTTCATCACTACCATAAACTGAACAACCACATCCACCTTCTACGCATTGGTCTGGTTTACGTAAACCATTTGCACGTTCAATACGTACACGTTCTTCATAGCGTAAAATTGCCATATTTGTTTTTCCTTCTGTTTATTGGCTCTTTTGAACCAATGTAGATGATATAATATTATTCAACGATTTCAAAGTGTGGGGCATCAATAAATACTTTATTCCCAACTTTTCTTCGTGCATCACTGTAATCCTTCACCATTCGCATTGGAGAGCGTTTATCTCCATTTAGCTTAGCCCAACATCCACCCCAACGGATATTCACGTTAAGAGCTTCTGCTGCTTGTTGCATTGCTAATGCAATAGGATAGAAGGCATTTATTTCCCAGTTTACAGGGTAAGGTACTAAGTCTACTGCATGAACAAATCCATCGTCTTGTTTAAGATGCTTGGATTTTAATGTCTGACTTACACCTTTCTTCACATTAGCTTGCTGTTGTGCTAATGAGCGTTCACCCTCTGTAACTGAGAAATCAGTAGTAGAAAGCTCAATAGCTTTTTGCACTACTCTGACTAAATCAGGATGAACATTGGTTAATTTGTTTAGAGATTTACTACTTAATTTAAAACTCATTTAAATTTGTCCCTTAAGAATTTCTTGGCTAATTCTGGAGCTAAGTCGGAAATCACCTCAAGAATGTTTGTTCCAATCATTGCACCAGTAAGAGCTATCAAACCAAGATAACCAGTTTCGATTGTAGTCATATAGGTTAATCCTAAAGAGATGCCACAATATACACCAATCAAAAAATTTACTAATCTTTGTTTAAAAGTATACTTATTTTCGTCCATTGAGGATTTAATAGAGCCAAGGAAACTACCGCTTATAACCATAACAAGCGGAAAGTGTTCAGTTAGTAGCTCCATAATTTACCTTCTTTTCTTGTTTGACGAATAAAGCTCCACCTAAGAACCAGAAACCTAAATAGGTAGATACAATTACCATAGGGTTCAATGGTGGATAAATAGTTACATATTTATAAGCTATGATAAATTCGATTAACGCACCAAGTAAAAGAGAAATATATTTATATAAATCTCGATTCTTACAGTAAGAAACCGGAGCAATACTTACAACACTGGTAAGTAGACAAGCTAATAACAACCAAACCACCGTAGTAAATTTTGGTTCAAATGTATTAGGTAAATCTACTTCAATGATTCCAAAGATATGGCTCACACAAAGCATGAACCATATAGAATGAAATCCTAAGTTATAGATACGTACATTGCGTGTATCAACTCCGTATAGCCATTTTAGGATTCTCATAAGTTACTCCTAGAAGTTATTTGTTTCTTCGTAAGGTTCAAATGTAATATGGAACTTAGTATAGAAACCTTCTACTGTAATAGGGTCAAGAGTCCATTTTTCATGCTTAATACTATGATTAATGTAATCAGGAACATTATTTCTGAATACAACTAAATTACCATCATTAGCTTTATAAGTATCAGCATCGACATTAACTTCACCGGTTAAAGTATTTCCCTCGGATGTAAGCAATTCATACCGCATTTTGATATTACTAACATCTAAATTAGAAATTGCATTCTGTAAATCATTATAAAAAGCTGGGTTCGAATTAACTTCAGGGTTAGTCGCTGCAATAGCACTATATCTAAGTTCTGCAACTATTAAGTATGCGGAATGTTCCATATCTACTTTAGCTGTACCTTCTAAATATGGAAGTGTAGGATATGCTACTTGAAACTCAGTAGGTTTAACTAAAGGGTGCCCACCAGCTTTAGCAAAGCGTTGAAACGTAGTTACTTTAAAAGTTTTACCTGCATGAGCTTCATTGAAAGCTTTAGCATTTGAGTAATTTGATTTACTAAAATATTGTTCAAAACCCTCTAATGTACTTAAAGATACATCATGCCCATCTATAGTAGATTTATTATAGATATTATGGGGAACCACTTTAATAGTACTGCCTTCTATAGTAACATCTGCAGTAATAGGGTCAGTAAGACTCTCATTTACAGGTGCTGAACGAGGTTTACGTTCTATTTTCTTAGCTTCCCACATCATTTGTGTAGGTTTATGGCGTAACCATTGACGTGTAGTTTCTACATAGTGGTCATCATCTTCTACTGGAGATGTGTAAGCAGAAAGAGTTTCTACTTCATCTTCAGCAGCTTCTGAGCCACCTACAGCTACTAAAACACCATTAACATTTTTAATGGTTACGTTATCAATATCAGCACCAAATACAATTTTTTCTGCCATATATTAATCTCCGAAAAATCCTACTAAATCTATAGCATAAGAACGTCCAGCTTTAAGACCTTTACCATAGATATTTCGGTTATTACTGTTATACCAAATTAATCCGCCATCCCAAGTTTGAGTACTTGCTTTGTCTAGATTATTTGGTGCATCTTCAGGTAGTTTAAAGATTACTGAACCATCAGGAATATCTTTAAGTACCTTAAATTCTAAATGTGTTTTACCTGTACCATCTAATACAGATAACATTCTATACTGAGGGTCTAGGTAAGCCCTTGGATTTTCAATAGTCATAAATTCTTTGTCTAAAGCAAATTCTGCCATATACCAGTTATATGCTTTAAGTACACGAACCTTACCATCTTCTACTGTAAAATCTGAAGGGTGAAGTTCTGGGATTTCTGCTACTTTCATTATCCGAAGAATCCTATTAAATCAAAAATGTATCTTTGACCTGCTTTTAGACCATTACCCATAACCCATGGACTTCCTTTATCCACCCACACTGAAGTACCATCCCATAGTTGAGTTTCAATCAACTCTAAGTTCTTAGGTGCGTCAGGGGGTAATTTAAGCAACATTTGACGAGGACCAATAGTCTTAACCATTTTAATGTCTATGTGGATTTTACCCATACCATCCATAACAGTAAGCTGTCTGCGTTCCTGTTTGTCGTAATCCACAGGGTTATTTGTTGTAACGATATCTTTACCTACTGCAAAGTCTAATTTATAACTTTTAACTACTTTACGAGTACGTACTTTATTGTTCTCAACAATAAAATCTTCATCATGTAAGTCTAGGTCTTGTACTACTTTCATTTATACTCCAAAGGGGGATTGCTCCCCCATATTAGATTATTTAGCAAGTAAGTAGCCTTTAGTCTCACCGCTAAGATTTTGTACTTCATCACCTTTAAGAACTTCAAGCAATGCTGCTTTAACTTCAGGTGATTTAATTAATTCAACAACAGTAGCTTTGAAATCAGGTAATGCTTTGATTTCAGTCCAGTAATCTGCAGCAGCTTTTGGAGCATCTACAAATTTAGCTAAATCTGCTTCAAGAATGTCACCGTTAGATAACGTTAATTTTAATTTGTTATCTTCAGTTAATTCAGCACCCTGTAATTTAACATCAACTGCTTGTGCAGGTAATGGTAATTCTTCAGTAGTGTCATCTGATTTAGTAACTTTAACTTTACCATCAACGATTTCTACTTTAGTGATTGCAACTTTGGCTTCAGGTAAAGCAACTTCACCTTTTAAACCAGTTTCAGTACGTTCAAATTTAACGTTACCTTCGTTGTTAATCTTAATTTCAACGTGACCGTCTACTACCTCAGTTGTTTTACCAACTTCATTTTTATGCATTAGTTGAATAACTGCCATTTGTTTTTTCCTATTTTAGATTAAGTTAAGTAGCCCTAATGGGCTACGAGATTATGCTGTTTCCGGTCTACGTGGAGTAGGTGGAACAGCACGGAATGAAGTGTTACCTTCAAAGTCTTGTACATCTACTAATTCGTCTTTACGAACAAATTGAGTAGTATCTACTTTATCACCAGCAGGCGTATCTTCTAAAGCTTGAACACGAGCTTCTACTTTAGCAGTACGTTCTACTAATTCTGTTGGGTCAAAGATTGTATCTTTATCTTCTTTAGCTTCTAACGTTTCAATACGTTTAACTAAAGCAGAATCATCATAAACAGTATCTTTGTCCTCTTTTGAACCAAGCTTATCAACTTTGGTTTTTAAACTATCAACTTCTTTTTTCAATTCAGTATCTGTTTCTGGAAGTTTAGGTAAAGTAGTACCTCCAAAAGTATCATCTACTACATTGAAACTAGCTTTTAAGAATGTACAGTCGTCAAATGTAACAATAACGTAGTCACCTGATTTCGCAATACTTTTAATCTTGCGTAAAGAGCAACGGTTACCTGTTTCTTCTGGTTTAGTACATCCACAACTTGATTGAGTATATGCCATAATTATTCCTCAATGATTACATCTAAGTAGGTTGAACGGATACTATCAGATGGTGTTGCTTCTGTAGATACTGTTAAGCTATTTGCTGTAATTTCTATAAGACCTGATGAGTAGAATTTTGTTAAGTTACCGTAATCAAGAGTTGCAGTTGCTGCAGTACCCTTTTTAACAGTAACAATTTGTTTTTCTACATAACCATTCACAATTACTGAAAAATCTGTCAAACCTGTACCTACTATATTCAACTGATTAGTTACAGACGATTTACTTTTCGGTGCTTTTGCAATAGAAAGTGTACCACCGGTTAAGCTTGTAACGTTAATTTTTTCAGCAGTAGAACCAGTATTACACAGCAATAAATAAGCTTGCCAATAACACTCAGCACCACGAGGACGAATTAATAGTAATAGTTCTGTCACATCTTCTGTAACAGTAATCTCAGTACCACTAATACTTATAGAGTTTGTTGTAGTAGCATGTACTGCTGTAGGATTTAAAGTCGAACCTGTTCCACTACCAGTACCTACACTATTTACTAGGTTAGAGTAGAAAGAACCATTATCAGAACCAATTCCATATTTCTGATTGGTTTCAGAACCTTTAGCACCATTGGTAATAGCTGTAACTTCTGTGCTACTAGACAACACTAATCCTTTTAAAGTATTACGTGCTGTGAACATATTAATGGTTTTTAATCTACCAATATCTCTGTACTCAAGTGCTAGTTGTACAAGCCCATTACTAGTACCCAAAGACCCTTCAACTTGTGCTAACACTGTATTAGAGTCTTTCTCTGTTAAGGTGATTGCTGGACAGCTTTCTCCAACTTCAACTGTTTTTGTTTTAGTATCAGCTTTTAAAATGATAGTTGCACTATTATTACCCAAATCTTTATCTAATGCAGAATTAGGGTTCACTGCAGCAGTAAATTGGAATGTACCTTTTACTTTTGGAACTACAGTATATTTAACTTTAACAGTACCGCCTTTTTTAAGCCCATGAATGTTATAAGTTAAATTATCGACTTGTTCAACTTCATCTGCTTCAGATTTAGTAAAGCTCACATCTTTAATCTCGTAATCTTCAGTATTTGCTGGACCTACGATATTTAAATTTGTTAATTCGTTCTTACCTTCACCAGTATTAGATACAGTTACACCCACTCGATAATTATCATCTACAAATCCATTGGTTTGGTCTGTAGTAATACCTACACCGATTTCTTGGAAGATAGAATCTAATGCTGCTAAACGTACACATGCACCATCTTGTTTTGCAATAATGGTAGTACCTTTTTTCCATGCTACTTCAGGAAGAGCATCGAATGCAGTACAGAAATCACCTGTGTTACCGGATTCACCTGAATCACCTTTTGGTCCTTTTAATGAATTTAGGAAATCTGCTTCAGTCCCTGTATTACCATTATCTAACCAAGATTGATAAGCAGACTTACCTACACTACCAGCAGGACCAACAGGACCACGGATACCCATATCACCACGTTCACCTTTCGGACCTTGAACACCCTGAGGACCTTGAGGACCTACTTCACCTTGTAAACCTTGTGGACCAATAGGACCTTGTTC